TGCATACTCCACTGGTATATTTGCATTTAAATAAGCCATAAAAACTCCTCATTTAATTGTACCCCAATTTGGTCCAGATTCATAGTCCACTTTGTTAGGCACTTCTAATTCAACAGCAGACTCCATAATCTCTTTTATTTTATCTGCATTATTACTAACTGATATATCAAGTTCATCATGCACTTGTATATGTGGTATGATACCCTCTTTGTATAAATCTACCATGGCTTTTTTAGTCATGTCTGCAGCTGATCCTTGTATTAATTTATTTAGTGCCTTGTAGGTAAACGCCCGTTTGATCCCTGGTCCGTGTTCCGCGAGTGCATCTTCATGATTCAATGCTTTGTGTATCCCGAACTGATTAGGTTCCCACAAATTAAATCTACATCTACGACCAAGTAAAGTTCTAACACGACCTTTGTCTTGGGCTCTACGCATCACACTCTCCATCAACATCTTAACAAAAGGCACCTTGTCATGATAAAGTCTAAACAAATCATTAGCATCATCTTTAGATACACCTAACTCTGCCTGTAATTTATTTTTACCCATGCCATAAAATAAACCAAGATTAATTGTTTTGGCCTGTGATCTAGGTATGTTTGCCATCTCCGCAACAATCTGATGAAAGTCTGCTTCACCTTCATTGTATGCATCTAACACTTCGTCGACACCATAGAGTCCATCAAGAGCTGCATAGTGTGTAACAAGACGTGGCTCTTGCTGTGAATAATCAAAACAACCCCACTGACAATCCTCCTCTGGTATAAATAAACTTCTGATTCGTGGTCCAAGTTCCTTGTTCCGTGCTGGTATCTGCTGTAAGTTTGGATTGTTATAACTGAATCTACCCGTCACAGTTCCACCACTATCGGATCTTATCTGATTTATCTCTGCATGTATTCTACCTTTATGTTGATGCTTTAATATGGTATCAATAAAAGTAGTATGAGATTTATTTATTTCTCTAGCACGAGCTATCAATTTTACCATTGGATGAGGATGGTTCTGCAGAAAATTTTTAGTAAATGATGGAGAATTTGTTTTGGCAGTTAGGTCGTATGGTAGGCTTAGTTTTTGAAAAACTTTCTCTATTGAACGTGCAGCCCATATTTGAACATCTATTGATGTTTCTGTTTTTATTTTTTGTAGGCATTCTTTTTCTTCTGTTAATAATTGTTGCTTCAATTCATATGCTGCTTGGGTGTCTACTCGAACTCCTAAAAAACGCATATCGACTAGGCAAGGAAAAAGTTCAGTCTCTAAATTAAATATATCCTCAACATCCTCGTGATATATTTGTTTCTTCATCTCCTGCCAGAGTTTAAAAGTTAGATCTGCATCTTGTTCGGCATACTCACCCACATACATGGCAGGTAGTTTATACATCTCAGATTTAGCATCTACACCCCACAGATCTGCTGTTTCTTTCAATACAGCCTCATTTTTGCCTATTCCAAGGTAATCCCGACCCATAGAGCCTAAATCGTAACGAAAGCGATTCTCGTCCACCAGAGAGCCAGCAATCATGGTATCTACGATCTTTCCATTAATTTTAAGGCCTGCAGCTTTAATAAAACACACATCATACATGGCATTATGAAATATCTTTATAGCATCTGTATTTAATACATCTTGGAACCACTTCAGAACCATTGTAATATCCATATTACCACCACCCTCATGAGCTATTGGGTAATAACCTTTCCAATCTTGCACAGCTACAGCTATTCCAACTATCTTACTTCGACCTACAAAAAATCCAGATCCAATAGTTTTTAGGTCGGGGTCTTTTGTTTCTAGATCAATCGCTATCTCATCATACTTTGATAGATCAGGAAAAGAATCTGGTGGTAACCATTCTGTCTGTGGTTTAAATATCGGTTTCACCATAATCTCTTTCAATTATCATTTCTATAAAATGTATTGCTTTCAATAAATCCTGTTTCTTTCCCTTGTCACGATGTCTTATTATATATTTTATAGCACAACCTTCAGGATATAACAACTCATTCTCCACTACAAACTTACTGGGTTGAATTTTATATTTCTGATAATGGCTCCCGCCGTGCTGCTTGTTCCATACTTTAGATGTCATACGCTTTTTTCCTTTGTGGTTCGATTATAAATAAATTGTCTTCTGTTCTTGTGCATGCAACATAAAACAATCTGTGTGTATCATCTGGATTTTTTTGATATTCATCATAAGCTGCTCCAGATAGTTCTGTGTTAATTACTACATTCTCTCTTTCGTTTCCTTTCACTCCATGTATTGTAGATATACTTATTCGTGGTGTTCTAGATAAATCCTCTCCTGATTTAATTAGTTTTAATATTTTTCTAACGTCCTCATCGCCTAACTCATCTAATGCTTCTTGCCAATCTGCCTCTGTTTGTAAACCATATTTATCTTTTAATGTATCTATGTCATAGAATTGATCTTTGACCATACCTTTAAATAATTTATTGTCCCAGTTTTTATCCATTTTATTAAAAATTTTTTTACAATCGTTAAAGTGCATGGGTACACCTGTTTTTAATTCATTCCATTTTTGTATAACTTCATACAAATTTTTAACTCTTGGTGTTGCATTTCTTCTTTGCCAGTACAATCCTTTCTCATCTAACACATCACCTATGTCTTTTAACATGTAGTTTGCTGTGGCTAATACCAACCATTTACCTTTTGTAAAATTTATTTCATGTAAACTTTCACAGTGTTGTAAAGATCCCCATTTGTTTTTTGGATAATATTTTTTATTCACTCTGTTTTTAACTTTATTAATAATTTTATTTGCAAGTTCAAAAGGTTTTTGTGGCACCCTGTGTGATTGTTCTAATATTTCTTTTGTGCCTTCTAAATTTATAAATGTATTTACATGTGCACCATTCCATTTGTAAATACCCTGGTCATCATCACCTGCGATAAAAGAATCCACAGCAGCATCTTCAATTTTACGAACTAACTTCCATTGTATTAAACTTAAATCTTGTGCTTCATCGACAAAAATTACACGTAATTTTGGTGCCTCGTATTCTTTTTTTATTCCAGTTTCATCAACATAGCCATTTATAAATCTATCTATCATGTCAGGAAAATCTATTAATCCATTTTGTTTTTTGTATCTCTCTAATTCTTCAGCTATGATTCCTAATTTATTGTGAGATATTTTTGGATTATCTGTAAGATGATAGTATTTCATTGGGTCTATTTCTTTTGATCGAGCTAAATTTATTAATTGTATGTAAGGATTTTTTGAATGAAACACACTTTCGTGATCCTCATCTTGTTGTGTACCCTCTATTTCTATGCCCATCTTCTCACCTAATTCTCTATAGTGTTTTGGTTGCATAACTAACGTTTTATTTAAATTAAGTTGTTTAAAACAAAACGAGTGTAGTGTTTGAAAATATTGTAAATCATCTAACATAGATAATTTAAATTTAAGTGCCGCTTGTTCTTTGCCATGTGTTGCTGCGTTTTTACTAAATGTAAAATATCCTATTTTACTTGGCTCTGTTGTTTCTAAAAATTTATCTATTTCTTTTAATAATCTAGTTGTTTTACCTGTTCCTGGTGGTCCATATATTATTGTTCTCATTAATAATTCTCTTTCTTAAACTGTTTTGGTTTATATGTTTCTACTCGTTTATCAAATCTTGCTACTACAAATACAGACAGTTTGTGTTTACCCACACGTTTAGTTGTGCAGTTTAAATTATCTTTTAACATCTGTGATGTTCTTTGATACGGCACTTTCCAATGTTTTCTAGATAAGTAGTTGTGAAAAAAATTATCAAATACAAAGTGATGATAGCCTTCTTTGGTATACGTACCACCATTTTTTAAATCATCGTAATCATCTTTTTGTATTCTATTTACACAGTAATCTTCTAAATAATTTCGTAATATATCTTTTGTGCCTGTGCCCTCTGCAGGTTCTGTTACCTCTGCATTTTCTAACAATATATTTGTAAGTTTTTTCCAATCATTTGTTTTTAATGTTGGTGGATTAAATCGTAATTGTTTTACACATTCTTCTTGAAATAAACTTTGGTTTGTTAAATGTTTTGCAGAATCAAGGTATAATCTATCTCCATCTACGTTCATGTAGTAATATGGCTCCTCTAGCGCTACAACTTGTAAATCTGTAAGATTAGGAAATGTTATCTCTTGACCTATACCAAACTTTCTAGATTTACATAATTTTTTATCACATAAACTACACATGGGTTGATCATTACATTTATAACCCCAATCTTTTTTTTCGTGTTGTTTTGTTATAATGTTTACTTCTATATCTGATAATGGTTGTGCCATCGCAGACTCATTAAATAATATTAATTTTGTTTTCCAGTTTTCTGGCCACTTAGACTTGGCATATACACCATAGTGAAATAATGCATTGTTTCTGCCACCTTCTGTAACTTTGTTTTGCACCATGAGTTCGACACATGGTGGGCCATCAGAGTATGGTGTCTCTGGTCTTTTAACTTCTATTATGCTTATGTCGTCTTGTTTATGTCTTTCTACTAAATCAAAAAAACTTTCTAGTGTAGCAGCCTCGCCACTCTCGAGAAAGGCATATCTCGTTGTATTAGCACAATTAAAATATGGTAAGTTAAGAAAATTTCCTGTATCATCTTTCGATTTTAATTCTCTTTGTTTTGGAAAAACCTCTGACCCACCATAACCTAATACAGACCTAATCTCATTTAATTTATCTTGCATTAAACTTGCAGACACATAATTTTTTGTAAATAAAAATACATGTGCACCACCTGATTTTGACCTACATACTATCAGTGGTAATTTAAATTGTTTAATTTTGTTTATAAGTTTTTGATGATCAAATCCTGCGTATGAATCTATATCAATGCAACCCCACTTGCATTTGTTGTCATCATTAATTGGTATGACACCTAAACTATCTTCTCCATTTAAATGTTTCTGCCACAGTTCATCTGTTACAGGTTCTCTTTTTACGAATGATTTACCTTTTACTTTTGTGCCATTACCATTTGATTCACCAACAATAGTGACACCATGCGCCCGATCTAATCCTTCAAATATGTTTTTAAACTTCTCAATCATATTTTATAAGTGGGCATCTCCACTCTCGCATTGATGCCCACCACCTAGGATTTTATTAGTAATTACCGGAACCGTTTTTTACAGTTTCTTCACCACCATGTTTAGCTTGGATCTCACCCTTACCTACAGATTCTGCAAAAGATTTTGCCGAATCATAGATTGTTTTATCCGTGACTGGTCCTACTTTTGATACGTCCCAACCAAACCATGTTCCTTTGTCATTAGACATCTGGACAGTTGATAGGTTATAAATGTGGCTGTAAGTTGGCGGAGTAAACAAACCATTTTTCCCCTGCATTTTGATACCCATCATCATTGAATTCCATTTTCTACTAACCTTAAGTTGAGTAGATTTCATAGAAATCAAAGCTGTTGATGGATTATCTCCAACCGTTAATACAAAGTGGCTTGCAGTATTTTCAAGATAGTTACCATTTGCTAATCTATCTTTATAGTCTTTACCTCTTGTGGTTTGACTAATTATATCACTGTCTGCCTCGTGAATTGCAACAGGTGCACCAGTGCTGGTGCCTCTGTCTTGCCATTCAATGTATTGTCTTTTGTAAAAGACTGGCACGACTTGTATTGAGTCATACAACTGATTGGTTACAGTATTTATGATTTTGCCTGGCTCTGCGCCCTCGACATATTTACCATCTCTTTTGTTTACCTCTGGAGATAGTTGACCCAAAATTTTTAAGAAAGGTAACGCAAGATCTTCTTGCGATATATTTTGAGCACCTTTGTTTGCATCAGCCTCCATATCAAATGTTGCTAATGCTCCTTCTTTTTTTGTTGCTACTTGGTTCATGTTTATTTGTTCCTTTTTATTGTAGTTTTATTTTCAGAGAACACTCCAAAAATTTCCGTTGGCATTTCTTTTCCTGCCTCAATACGCTCACGGACTAGCGCTTTCAGAGTCATGGGTTCAACCTTCATCTTTTGTGTTGGTTGAAACCCTTGACCCTTCGCAAGTTCGGCATAATCAGCCGCCTTGTTATCTTCGTTACGACCAAAAGATACGGATATCTCATTTTTGATTATATCCCCTAGTCCATTATTACGAAGCCAGTTAAACGCCGTCTCTTTATTTGCTTCCGTTATGGTCGCTCGATACGTCGTTGAAACTTTTAGATGTGATCCATCATGCAGTTTTAATTCTGCAAGGCCCATCTCAGACATCATAGTCGGTATAATATCACCCGATATATGATCTCTTTTCTTTTTTAATAATTTTAATCTAGATTCTGTGTCCTCTATTTCAGAAGCCACTCCTTCTAATCTTTCTACTTGGTCTGCAAGTGACTGAATATTATCAGTTCTCTTCATTGCATCCTGTTGATCTGCCTCAAAGTTTATTTCATTCTTAAATTTTATTTGTTGTTTAATCGCCATCTATTTCTCCTTTCTCGTATAAATTAATAGCTATGGGATAATATTTTCTTTCTTGTTTATCCCATTTTAACAAATTGTATTTGCCGTTTGTAATATCAGATACAATAGAACAGGCAACACCTATTAAAGCAGGATCACCTGTTAATAATAAATGATCATCCTCTTTAAAATTTTTTAATCCTTGTCTCAACTTATATACAAGTGGACCAGGAGAAAAAATCATTTGCGAAAATTCAGGTAATAAAAATTTAAAGTTGCCATATTTTTGTGCACCTATAATATTTATTTTAGGATTACCTGCTTGTGTTCCGGCAATATGCTGTATTACATAAACTATTCTTTCTGACATTGACAAATCATATAACATCCCTTATATATGTCAATAGAAAGATGAATTATAAATTTAAAACAAAACCATACAAGCATCAGTTGACTGCTTTAGAAAAGTCATGGAATAAAGAAACGTACGCGTACTTTATGGAAATGGGTACGGGTAAAACAAAAGTGTTAATTGATAACATGTCTATGCTTTATGACAAAGGTAAGATTGATGGTGCATTAATTATAGCTCCGAAAGGTGTTGTAAAAACCTGGTACGAGCAAGAACTTCCTACTCATTTAGTAAAACATATTGAGAATGTGACGGTATTATGGCAACCAAATATTACTAAAACACAACAAGAAAAATTAGAATCTTTGTTTGAAATAGAAACAGCTTTACATATTTTGGTTATGAATGTCGAAGCGTTTAGTACAGAAAAAGGTGTTAAGTTTGCATCTAAATTTATAAATTCACACAAAACATTAATGGCTATTGATGAGTCTACTACTATTAAAACACCTACAGCAAAAAGAACTAAAAGTATTATTGATCTTGGAAAGCACGCAAAATATAAAAGAATAATGACAGGGTCACCCGTTACAAAAAATCCTTTAGATTTATATACACAATGTGAATTTTTAAATCCTTATCTATTAGATTTTACTTCTTATTATGCTTTTCGTAATCGTTATGCAGAAATGAAAACTATGCACCTTCGTGGTAGATCGATACAAGTTATTGATGAGTTTAAAAATTTAGCGGAGTTATCGGAAAGTCTACAAGGTTTTTCATACAGGGTTTTAAAAGAAGATTGTTTAGATTTACCACCTAAGAACTGGATTAAAAGACATATACAATTAAGTAAAGAACAACAAAAAGTTTACGATCAAATGAAGAAAGCTGCGATAGCTGTATTAAATGGTAAAGTTACATCCACCATGACTGTGATTACTCAACTTATGAGATTGCAACAAATAACGTGTGGTCACTTTGTTGCTGACGATGGCACAACACAAGAAATA